GATTTTGTTTCAGCTGTTGAAGATGAATTTAAAAGAGTTGTGAAAACATAATGAGTGAATTATCTGTTAGTCAATCGACCGACTTTTATCTTGAGCAGGTTGCAATAGTTACAAAATCGGGAACAATTGATATTAAAGAAATCTTTGAAGAAATAAGTGTATTTGATTCTTTGTTTCTTCCAGTGATCAATGGTCAAATTATGATTACTGATTCTCTTGGTTTATCAAATAAACTTCTTTTTGATGGTTCAGAAACATTATTAATTACAATTAAAAAAGATGCAAACTCCGATGTAGCTTCATTTAGAAAAGCTTTTCGTATTTACAAACAAACTAATAGAAGAAATCTAAACCAAGGAACAGAAGCTTACATTCTTCATTTTGTATCAGATGAACTTTTATTTTCAGACCAACAAAGAGTTAATCAAAGTTATACAGGAAAATATTCACAAATAGTTGAGCGTATTATGCTTGATTATTTAAAAATACCAAAAAACAACTTAACGGGTTTATACCAAGACACAGCTGGCGTTAGAAAAGTTGTCATACCCAATCTCAGACCAATAGAAGCGATTGAATGGTGTTCAAAAAGAGCTGTTGATTTAGAAAGCTCACCAAATTATGTTTTCTTTCAAAACATTTCTGGTTATAATTTTGTTTCTTTATCAAAACTTCTTACTTTACCTGAAATCTTGGATGTGAAGTTTCAACCAAAAAACACATCAAACGAAAATAGTTTATCTGAAATATCGTCTGCTAGAAGTTTTGAAGTTGTTAGTCAAAATGATTCTATGGAGAAAATAAGAAGTGGTGTTAATGCTGGTAAATTTATAGGATTTGATCCATTAACAAGAACTGTCAGTTCAAGAGGTATAAGTTTTTTAGATGTTTATAGTTCAATGAAACATGGAAATGATAAGCCTAATGCTTCAGATGTAAAAAATAGAGCAGGTGAAAGCATATATGAAGCTTTTGATTCGCACAAAGTTGTTAATATTGTTGGCACAGCAAGAAAATATAGTGAGTATATTAAAGCAAAAGACCCAACTTCATTGACTTTTGTTGAAGATTATGAAAATCAAATACTACAAAGAAAAGCTATACTAAAACATTTAATGTCTAAACGATTAAAATTTGTCATGCCAGGTAATTTTCAATTATCATCTGGTTTTAATGTTAATGTTATGATTCCAGAACTAGGACTGCAAGAATCAAATGTATCAGAAGAAGATAAAACATTAAGTGGTCGCCATTTGATTGTTAATTCAAGGCAAATTATTACATTTGATAAACACGAAACAATTATTGAAGTAGCATCAACATCAACAAATCAAGAATTTATTGCATCTGATAATCCAAATCAAACAGCTGCAATACAAGAATATTAATATGGAAAATCAAGATAAAAAGAACTTTGCTGGTAAAAACGGATTCACTTGGTGGGTTGGTATTGTAGAAGATAGAAAAGACCCAATCAAACTTGGCCGTTGTCGTGTTCGTTGTGTTGGTTGGCACGCTGATGACAAAATGCGACTACCGACAAAAGATTTACCGTGGGCAACTCCTTCTTTTCCTTTAAACAATACAAATACATATGCACCTAAAGAGGGAGACATGGTTTTTGGTTTCTTTGTTGATGGAGAAAACGCACAAGAGCCAGTAATGTTGGGTGTGTTACCTAATATTCCATTGTTTGCAGCTGATAGACAGAAAGCTTACAATGACCCACGAACACAGGAACAATTAGATTTATCTCCATTAAAACCAAATGAAACCGCTAACAATTATCCAAGATATTTGGATGAACCAACAACATCTCGTTTGGCAAGAAATGATTCCGATTTTGTAAGTCCAATACTTACAACAAAACAAACAAACAAAGCAACAAGAGTTGAACCTGATTCATATTATAATGCACAATATCCATATAATAATGTATACGAATCTGAATCTGGTCATGCACTAGAATTTGATGATACAAAAGACAATGAAAGAATTCATATGTATCACCGTTCCGGTTCTTATGTTGAGTTTGGGCCTTTAGGTGACCGATCAGAAAGAATACAAAGAGATAGATTCAGTGTTACTGTAAGAAATGATAATGTTTATATTCAAGGAACAGCAAATATCTTTGTTGATGGTGATGTAAATTGGAAAGTTGGTGGTGATTTCAACCTCACTGTTGGTGGCAAAATGAATGTAAGTGCAGGTTCTAAAACAGAAACAATTAAAGGTGTATCAAACATAAGATACAATGGAGACCATTATCGTTGGTATGGTTCAAACTTTTATGACAGAAGACAATCGGGTAAAGTGGATCACAGTTGTCCATCTGATGTAAGAACAGGAGCAATTTCTTGTGATACTGTTGAATCCGCTACCGAGGTAGAATAAATAGAACATGGCAACCGTAAATATAGACACAAATAGAACCTTTAAAGACTTGGATTTGAATTTCAATATTCATCCGGTGAGGAAGGATATTAACACTCATAGCAATGAATATGCTATTGTCAATTCTATTAAAAATCTTGTATTGACAAACCATTATGAAAGACCATTTCAACCAAACATTGGAAGTAATATAAGACAATTATTGTTTGATAATTTAGATGCGGTAACAGCAGCTGGTATTCAAAGAGAAATAGAAGAAACAATTAATAACTTTGAACCTCGTGCAGGCATATCAAATGTGAATGTAGTAGCTGCACCTGACGAAAATGGATATAAAGTAGAACTGGAGTTTTTTGTATTGAACAATACTTCACCAGTTACAATTAACTTTTTCTTAGAGAGAATTAGATAAAAATGGCAGACAGACTAAGAATAACGGAACTTGATTTTGATACCATCAAAGCCAATTTAAAAGGTTTTTTAAATCAACAATCAACATTTACAGATTATGACTTTGATGGTTCAGGTCTTTCAATACTATTAGATATTTTAGCGTATAATACACATTATAATGCTTACTATCTAAACATGGTAGCTAATGAAGCATTTTTAGATACCGCTTTGTTGAGAGATTCTGCCGTTTCTCATGCAAAGACTTTAGGTTATACACCTTATTCTAATCGTTCATCTGTTGCGACTATTAATTTTGAAGCAACATCATCATCAAGTAATACTGGTACTTTAACATTACCTGCTGGTTTTTCATTCTTATCAGAATCAATTGATAATAAATCATATAACTTTATTGTTTTAGATGATACAACAGTTACAAAAGCTAATTCAACATATCTATTTGAAAATCTTTCATTATATGAAGGCCAATATGTAACTTATATTTTTAACTATAATGAATCAGCTAATCCAAAAGCGGTATTTACTATACCTGATAGTAGCATTGACACAACAACAATTAGTGTTACTGTTCAACAATCATCAAGTAATACTTCCACAACAACTTATAATAAAGTAACAGAGGTTTTGGATGTTGGACCAACCTCAGAAGTATTCTTTTTACAAGAAGAAAGAAATGGCCGATATCAAATTTATTTTGGTAATGATGCTGTTGGTAAAAAATTACCCGATGGTGCAGTTATTAATGTAAATTATGTTGTTACGAATGGTTCAATTGCCAACAAAGCTAATAACTTCGTAGCGACATCATCAATTTCAGATTCATTATCAGAATCATTATCAACATTTACAGTATCACCAATCAGTGCGGCTGCTGGTGGTGCAGAAAGAGAAACGGTTGATAATATTAAATTCTCAGCGGCTGCTCAGTTCTCATCACAAAATCGTTTAGTTTCATACAAAGATTATGAATCATATATCTTAGCAAACTATCCAAATATCTCATCAATTTCTGTTTGGGGTGGAGAAGAAAATGACCCACCAGTTTATGGCAAAGTATTCATCTCTATGAAACCAAGAGATAATTATTATATTTCGGAAACAGAAAAAGCAAGAATTGTGGATGAGATTGTAAAACCAAAAGCCATTATAGCTGTTTCTGCTGAAATATTGGATCCAGAATATCTATATCTTATTGTTGAAGCTGATGTAGAATATGATAATAAAAAAACAACACTGTCTGAGACTGCTTTAAAAACAGCTATACGAAATGCTATTCTTTCATACAGAAATACTAATTTAAATAAATTTGATGCTAGATATGTTCATTCAAAAATTGAAGGTGATATTGATGCGGTGGAAAGAAACGCAATTATTGGTTGTGAAACAATTGTAAGAGCTCAAAAAAGATTCACACCAACTTTAAATTCTTCATTAAGTTACACTATTGATTATAATATTCCTTTACATCGTGGAACAATTACCAATCGTTTAACATCAACCGAATTTGATGTATTAGATTCTGGTGGAACAAGAAGAACAGTTATTTTAGAAGAAATTGGACAATCATATTCTGGTATTGCTTCTATTTCTGTAACAAATCCTGGTACAGGTTATACAACAGCACCAACCGTAACAATTACTGGTGATGGTTCAGGCGCTACTGCTACAGCAACAATTGTCAATGGTGCAGTAGAATCAATTACAATTACCAATCGAGGTATTGATTATACTCGTGCCCTTGTGACTATTTCTGGTGGTAATGGTTATGGTGCAACAGGTACGGCTGTGATTGATGCAAGAACGGGTGCATTAAGAACAATTTACTACGATAGTAATGCTGAAAGACAAATTGTGGATTCAACCGCTGGTGAAGTTAATTACGACACAGGAAGAATTACAATTAATGACATTAATATACTATCTGTCGGCGCTTCAGATGGTCAAATTAGATTAACAATTGAAGCTGATGAAGGATCCATTGAAACTGATAAAAATACAATTATTACAATTGATGAAACAGATACCTCATCAATTGTTACAAATTTGACTAAAGTAACTTAATGGCACATTCTGATAAATTAACATCTCTATTAATTAATAGACAAGTTCCTGAATTTGTTCGGGAAGAATATCCCCTATTCATCTCTTTCCTAGAAGCCTATTATGAATACCTTGAAAACAAACAAGGGTCTCAACTTAATGATTTAACAACACAATCAAAATTATTAAAATATGCTTCGGATGTGGATCATTCTATTTCTGAATTTGAAACGAGTTTCTTTAATACCTATGCTGATTTATTACCAAGAGATGTAGCGGTCAATAAAGAGTTTCTCATTAAAAATGTTTTACCTTTATATCTTGCAAAAGGTAATGAGAAATCATTTAAACTTTTATTCAGAATGTTGTATAATGATGAAGTTGATATACTTCTACCTAAAAATAATGTTCTTCGTGCTTCTGACGGTAAATGGACCATTGATAACATTCTTAAAATTGAAACAGATATACGAAGTGTTTATACAGCAGATGGTTCAACAAAAGTATTCAAACTAGCACAACCTGCAGCTGCAAGTGAAATAACCGTTTATGTTGATGGCACCGAAAAAACAGTTGATACTGATTATTATATTCGTAAAGAAACAAATAAATTAGTATTTCATACAGCACCAGCTGATACATTAGAGATCAAAGTTGTTTATTCTAATTTTGATATTGGTTTATTAACTAATCGTAAAGTTACAGGTGTTACATCTGGCGCTACTGCTTTAATTGAACGAGCAGTAAAAAGAATTATTACAGATACACTCAATCTTGGTTTTCCATTTCAGTTATTCATTAATAGTAAAACACTAACAGGTTCTTTTGACCAAGGTGAAGAAGTTACAACAGATATTGTTACATCTGACGGAACATTAGTTACACTTAAGGCTGATACTTTCTCTATTGTTAATCAAATCAATGTGATTAATGGTGGTGCAAGTTATAATGTTGGTGACCCCGTTATACTTACGGGTGGCGGTGCTTCAGTTCAAGGTGCAGCTGTTGTTGATGATATTGTTGAAGGTTATATTGATGGTATTGTTGTGGGTTATGGTGGTGCTGGATTCTCTGACGGTAGTGATGTTATTGTATCTGGTATTGCGCCTCTTGTTTTAGATTTAGCTGTTGATGGTGTTGATACAACGGGTGTTGCAAATTCAACACAAAACACATACTTTGTCAATAGTGATGTTATTGAAGATTATTTAACTGTTAATATTTCAGATGCAGACTATGGTTTTCCAGCAACAGTCATTCCTGCTGGTGAAAATGTCAATACAGTTATTGCTGATGCTTTAACAGATTTAGAAATGAATAACTTGGGTCCAATCACTAATGTAATTGTATTATTTTCAAATACAGAGGTTTCAGTTTCACCAGATTTAGACGCTTATGGTGCAACATACACCGCAGGCAATTCAACATTCAGTATTCGTAATTTTGAATCTATTGGAAGAATAAAAATTAATGACGGTGGTGCAGACTATAATGTTGGTGATGAAATTGTCTTTACAAATCCATCAGGCACACATGGTCAAGGTGCAGCTGCGGCCGTTAAAGCAACCGATGCTAATGGTGCTATAACACAAATTGAAATTCAACCACATCGTGTCACAGGTAATGTCAGTATTATAAACAACACCGCAGAAATTGTTGGTACAGGCACAAACTTTGGTACAGATATTCGTGTTGGTGATAAAATTATTGTAATGAATGAAACAAGATATATCAATGCAATTTCAAACACAACACACGCTAATGTTAATGTTAATTTTGAATTTACTGATTTGTTGATATATGCAAACAATAAACATTTAGGAAGATATGGTGTTTATCCTATTGGTGGCCAAAGATATGATGCTAATAATTTACCAACACTTACAATTGAAACTGATGCAGGAACAGATGCAAATATTGAAGTATCAGCACTTATGTCAGATAATGAAACATTAACACCATACATTGGTAATGTTCAACCAGGTGAAATTATTTCAATTAAAGTTGTTGATGGCGGTTCAGGTTATCAATATATTCCACAAGTAGATTTAACCGGATACGGAAACGGAAACGCAACAGCAAATGCTGAGATTGAAACTGTATATCAAACATTCCCAGGTCGTTGGACATCATCCGATTCTATTCTTTCTACACCTGAAAGAAGATTACAAGGTTCTGATTATTATGTAGATTACTCATATGTAACTTCTTCATTAACAGAATTTACAAAATACAAAACAATATTAAAAGACTTATTACATCCAGCTGGTTATGTTGGTTATGCTGATTTGAACAAAAAAGGAAATGTTGTTCCTCCAACAATCACATATTCAACAACAACAGAAACCACATTACCTGGTACCGTAAATGTAGCAAACGCTTCAATCTATGTAACAGGCACAAATACTTACTTTAATATTGCAAATACAAATGGAATAATTTCAATTGGTTCTAATATCGCCGTTAATGGTATAATTAGAACAGTTGATTCAATTATTAGTAATACTAACCTTACAGTTACAAGTGCATATACATCCTCTGCTAATGCACAAACTGTTATAATACTTGCATAAATAAAAGACTATGACATCAATTGTAAAGAAAAAAACAGGTTATCAAAACGCTAAACTTTGGCGTGATTCTCAACAAACAACAAGTAATACGGATCCAGTATTATACATTTTTGTTGGTAATCATGTTGCATATGCAAATGAAGCTTCACCCGATTCTATTGTAGATACTGTTGCTGAAGAAAAATCTACATGGGATAATATGTTTGCTGGTAAAAAACTCACCGGTGGTGATTTAGAACTTGTTGTTCCAAGAGTTAATTGGACAGCAAATGCAGTGTATCAACAATATGATGATACTGTGGATGCTAATACACAAGTTCAAGCAAACACAACAGCTGGTGTTGAACCCATGTATATCATCACAACCGACAGAAATGTCTATAAGTGTATTTCAAACAACACTTCAGCAAATTCAACCGTAGAACCAACGGGTGATTATACATCATCAAATGGTAACATCGCTACTGCTGATGGTTATTTGTGGAAATATATGTATAATGTTAAACCATCAAACAAGTTTTTAACATCTGATTGGATTCCTGTACCTACTACAACAACACAATTAGATTATGGTATGAATGACACCGGCGTTATTGATGGTGAGTTACAAACAATTGTTGTTACAACAGCCGGTTCTGGATATTATAACAGTATTGTAACTGTTGATGCTTTTGCAGCTGGTTGCACAATTCTTACTTTAGCAAATACAACTAATGTAGCTGCAAATATGTCTGTAACAGGAACGGGTGTATTTACAGATTCATACATTTCAAGTATTGATACGCCAAATAATAAAATTACATTATCAACAGCTGTTACATCAAGTGGTGGCGGTTCTGGTAATAACATTACAATTTCTACACGAGTTTATATTGATGGTGATGGAACTGGTGCAGTAGCAACAGCGGGATTATCAAGTGGTAATGTTGCAAATGTAACCATCACAACCATTGGTACAGGATATTCAAGAGCAAACGCATTTATTTACGGTTCAGGTACAGGTGCAAATACTCGTGTTGTTCTTTCGCCAAAATATGGACACGCATTTAATCCAGCTAGAGATTTAGCAACAACAAATGTTATGTGTGTTACAAGATTGGGTGAAATTGATACAACAGAAAGTGGTTTAATTTCTGCAAATACTTCATTTAGACAGTATGGATTGTTGATTAATCCGCATAAATACAGTAATACATC